CTCAACTCGCCGAACTTGCTCCTGGTACTCCCACGATCGCTGTCGGCAAAGTTTCAACCTCTGAAAAGGACGACAAGTCCTACCTCAACTACAATCTGGATAAGGTTCTTTACCTGCCCAAAACGTCACGTAAAGCACCTACTAAGGCTGCCGATCCTGAAAAAGGTAAAGTAGCCGCTGCTGCTCTCGGTTCGATCGACTTCTCTCTCTGATTTCTGCTGACCATGTTTATCGCTGGCGACTTTTCGGAATCCGAAATCCTCTGCAACATTCCGCCTCACACTCTGCGTATTGATCTTCAGGCTCGTCGTTGGAAATCTGACGTTGATCCCGACAACGCAATCGTAGACCGCAACGACAACGGTATTCCGATCGAGTTCATTCTCATCGGTTTCACTCCATACTTCGGCAACCTTGGTATGCGGAACCAGGAAGAGTTCCTGCGTATCGCTTACATCGGTGTGTCTCCCAACCACCGGCTACTGCCACCACGGTGCGTAACCACTTCGATGATCTCTGGCAAATCCAGTCAGAAGAATTTCATCGCTTACTTCCAAACCCTGTACAACAACAGAATCAACTGCGCTTCGGTCATCACCTCGACCAAATTCGTGACTCGTTCCTTTAACGAGCGGGATCCGATGACGGGTGCTGACGGTGCCAAGATCAACTTCAACTGTCTCGACTTCAGTGATCGCCCTGCTCAGAACGAGGAGGAGGAGAAGCTGATGAAGGATGTTGCTGCGTGGCTTGGCAGTGACGGTACAAAACATGCAGCCAATGCGCTCAAGAGCAGCATCCCAGGTGCTGACCTGATAGAGCTTCCGTTAGGCAGTGATCATGCGGCACTCAAAGCAGAGTTCGCCTCCACGCGGGGTCCAGCCGCTGAGCGTACATTCGCCTCCGCCGCTCCCGAACCTAAAGCTATTGCTGCTGCCGAGCCTCCTTCACCTAAGGGCAAGAAGGTTGAGCTTACGGAAGAGCAAGCAAAAGCACTCGGGATTGATTTTTGAGCTACCCTGATTAGGAAGCCAAGGTAGCGACCTCCGCCAGGGGTCGCTTTTTTTTTATGCGAAAAAAGATCAACGCGTATCACCTCCGCATCGACTCACAATGGGTTTCGCTTTTTACCGAAGACGTGGGCTTCGCTGAACTGCTCGGACTAGCAATCAGCAAATCCAAGAGAGCTAACTGCGATTGGTACAAGAGGCGCCGTAACAGACGATGCAACTCAGTGCTCAATCAAAAGCAAAAGCGGCCTCTTAAATATCTCCAAGCCGCACTCGATCTTTTCAGCACATACCTCAATGCCACGCGGGCGGACAAACCCGTGGTGATCCTGCCGCGAAACAACAAGACTGCAGCGTTGGCTAAGTACTTAGTCCGCTACGGTTTCAGCTCTTTTCAACAGGATGGGCAACAGGTCTTTGTTCTAACAGCTCATCAAACGCAGGCAACATGACATGATTGCGAGCGCACCAGCTAGACAACGCCGAAAACAAACGCTTGTTAATCAGCGACTGCTTATGAACCATCTCGAAAATCTGCATCAACCCATCCTTATCCAACTTCTTCGCGTCCATCATGACTCGTTGATGTAAGAACTTCTGTTCTTGACTCATCCAATCGAGTTCCATAGTGAAACGGGATGTTTTATCAACCTTAATCACAGAACCGGTTCTTGAGGTCGTCGTTTGCTAAGCTCCACACATTCTTCCGTTTTGCACATGGCATCGTTTTACACCATCCCCGAAGGCGTCACCCACCAGCTCATCAAACACACGTATATACAAGGCTCAGTTTTAGTCCCGTACGACCCCGAAGATCAACTCACTACTCAACTGCAGGCTCATAACATTACCGTAACGACAAACCGCGATGAGTCCAATCTGGTAAACCCAATCTGGTGGACAAGCATCCGCGATATGGGTTACGACTGGGTGGTCGCCAACACGACCGGGCTCGGTGAATACAGTGAATACATCCTCGACTACGGGATTCAGGTAGCTACAGAAGGCATAGCCGTTCTAGATCGTCTGTCGTTTATAGAACCTGTCGCTAAGCGTAGAAATTTCTTGCTTGCCAACAAGCTCACGAACATGGTGGTCTTGTCCCCACGGCCTCGTTTTAGTTCGGTGAGCAACGCTCGTGACTCCGTAACTAGCTGCTGGTTCGTCTTCCAGCAACCGGATCGCTGGATGGATGGCACACACGTGTCTTACGCTGTAAATTGGGACGCAGCTCAAACGCTCCCTCCCCTCAATGACATCACAGGTAAGTAAATTAGACAAGTTCCAACGCTCTTTGTGCGACAGGCTAGATCGTACCAATGAAAAACTCGATCAACTTATTGCCCTTCTGGTATCACAACAGTTGCTCCAGGAGTGCGTCGACCCCGAGGGACAGGTACGCTCTGCCGAAGAGTGCGCGGGAGTTATTGTTGAGAGTTATTCAGCAGGGCTTTGCCTCACCGAAGAACTAAACAGCCGTACGCGAGATATCGAGTACCAAAAATCTGAATTCTTTGTGGACGGTGAGGAAGAGGAAGAAGAGTATGGCCAGGAGATCGATGAGGACGATGATGACGACGATGAGTTGCCTCCTCCCGGTATTTTTGCCATGTCGTTCTGATTTAGTGCAGTAGGATGTGTCCAAGTTGACACACCTTAAGTGTCCCAAACACGACTGACATTAAACGGGCTACGGCATTACAGATGCGAAGGAGTTGATGTACCGCTTCCGTCTGTAACAAGCGTATTATCTGCCACGCAGACGGAAGAAACTCGCAAAAAATTAGCGCACTGGAACCTGGCTAACCCTGGCGCTGCAGATCAAGCTGCAGAGAGGGGTACATGGATCCATAACAGCGTAGAAAATCATATTCGTGGTTTAGCTGTAAGCCCTCCAACTAACTATGCACCCTACTGGAAAGATGTACCGGAAAAAGTAGACGAGTTGTTAGAGAACGGCCGTGTACTTTGGAGCGAGAAACCGTACAACAAACCAGAATGGCACAAATACGTTGGGGCTGACGGCGTAGGACGTCTCCACTACTACGACTCTCAAAAGGAACAAGGCTACGCTGGTTGCCCCGACATCATCTACGAAGACGGTAACGGTGAGTTGATTCTGGGTGACTTTAAAACCAGCAACGGTCCTTATAGTTATAAATTTCCCAGCTCTAAAGCAAACATCGAGGAGAAACTGAAGAAGTCTTTGATCTCTGGTGTTTTCAAATTAAAGAAAACAAAGCTGCAGTTAGCTGCGTACGCAATCGCAGCGGAAACCTGTTTAGGTATCAAAATCAATAAAACTCAAATTATCGTCAGCACCGCGATCCCAGAATTTTCTGTTCAAGTGTTTACTTTCAGCTACGACGATTTGCAGAAAGATAAGCAAATGTGGTTTGAAGTCTTACGTAAGTTTTATGAGACTCAGCTTGGATAGCCTCGTGTTTTTTGTTTAAAACCCGGCGGCCAAGCGGGATCCGTGGCACAATGGCTCTGCGCAGGGGACCCATGTCTTTTTTCTACTCCAAAAATCAAAAAGTTCGTCAATTTGTAAACCCCAAAACTGGAAAGATAAATCCAGGAGGAAACTTCAGATCATTCAATGAAAACTGGGAGGCTTCAGAAGCCGACGTCCAGACCATTGCCGAGGCCACGGCTGCCGGTGACGGGCTCTGCGCGTGGCACTTGCTAAACGGTAAAAGAATCAAAGATTCAACCGGAACGATTAAAGCAGGGCTTGTAATTATCGACATTGATAATCAAGCAGATCATAAAGATGAAGATGGCAATAAGGTTCAGAAACAGGAACTAACCGTAGAGGAAGCTCTCAAGTTAGATATCTGTAAAAAGTATCTGAGCTTTGCGTATTATTCGCCGAGCACATCCGAAGGGTGGCCTCGCTTCCGTCTTGTATTTGGACTAGAGCATCCCGTCCTGGACCCAGACTTTTACCAGTGGTTCGTAAGGACAATCGCTGAGCAGATCCCTGGATCAGATCGCCGTGCTACACAAGCTGTCAACCTATTTTACGGCGGTAAAGCCCCTTCAGATCTCATATGCACAACACCTAACTTCATACCCTCTACAAAAATCAACGAGGCGTTCGCCGCCTACAACTTGATCCCTAAGGAGGACAAACTCGACGACGATCCGTTTGATGCCCTAAATCTGGACACTGCA